TCTCTATGTCACTCATCATGGCAAACCAGTTGCCACCTTCAGAGGCTACCTTCTTGGTGGAAGTAAATCCTAAATCAACCATAGAAGGAGCAACAGAATCCCCACGCAGAACAGCAGGGATAAGTATCTCAAGTACCTGCTTATCGTAATAGTAATTATCTTCAACACGATAACCAACAATACGAGCCTTCTCTTTCTGGCAGTAGTCCTTCGCTGCATTCCTAAGAGAGCGCCCAATAAGTTTAACTGCTTGTTTATCATCTAGATTCTCCCAAACCTTTACCTTGTTTGGATGGGTAAGAAACCAGAGCCATAACTCTTGGCGTATGTCTGCTGATTCCACCATGTGGAACTTACGAGAGAACTCATAAGCAATACCACCTACAAGTCCTTCGTATTTCTCAATTACCATGAGTACGTCTTACCCTCCACAGTGAATGACCTACCGATGATTGGGACAGTTACAGGAGTTACATTGGTACGACGGATATACAAAACAGCAAATCCTTGCTGCCAGTTGGCAGCGCCAGTGGATAGGTAATCTGCTTTGTTCAGATCCATCAAGTGCCCGACTTCAACTCCAAAGAGTCTTGAACTAATCCGCCCATTGTATCCGACGTGGTAATGCTGGATACCTTGGCGGTGGGTATGTCCACAAACGACAGATAATCCGATACGTCTCGCAAGGTTAAGCGCAGTTCCTCCCGAAGTTTGTAGAAGGCTTCCTTCGTCTCCATGGGCAAGCGCCCATCCTGGGGCAAACTGCCAGATTTTATCGTGATACGTAATATCGAGTTCACGGTATCGGAGCAGTTCCTCATACTCCAAAGCGCGGAGGCTAGCAAGTGCAGGGGCATACTTTGAGATGTAGTGGTCGATTCTGTCTCCATGATTACTCCTCATAGTGTGGAAAGGCTTGTCACCCAGAGCGTCTTTGAAGCCTTCCATAATCTCAGACGTTCTATCTAATCCTGATTGCAAAGTCTTGGCGTATTCGCCTGCTCTGCCTTTGTTCCAACGCGATGGTTCAGGGCTATCAGCCTCATCACCAACGCAGTACAGTTCATCAGGCTCAAAGTCATACACGAAATCCTGAAGTGCTGTGATGGCTCTAGCATCATGGCTAGGAGCCTGTATATCAGAAAGTACTACTACCCGCTTTACTTTCGATTTCTTTTTGCTCACGCTTTCTTCTTTCGTTTCTTGGCAGGCTTCTTCTTGGCTCTGCGCTTGTTTTCCATAGCCACGTTGTCAGACTTAGAAACAACACGAAGATTAGACTTGCGGTCATCACCAGCACGTCCCTTGTTATTCTTGTGGTCTACTTCTTTATGGCGAGGAAGAGTCTGTCCAGTGCTGTCTTCATAATCAACACGGGCTTTGTTAGAAGAAGTAGTAACAACTTCCCCATTCTTTTTACGGCGTTTGAAAACATAAATAGGTCTACCACCATTCTGCTTGCTGCCTTTGTAAGGTCCGAATCTCTTAATCATTGTTCCATTGTCCTCTCAACACTAGCAATCCTATGATTGCGTAGTTAGCCATATCCTTGAACGAATCCTCTAGTGACTCATTCTCTGGGGTTCTGTCATTGTCTATTAAGTTGTTAATGCGAGCAAGTTTATCATGCATACGCACTCGCAAGCCGTTCAAAGGTCCCCCTGGACTTTCGGAAATGTTCTTGGGTCCGTAATCCCTGTGCTTCTTTAGCAGGAGTTCTGCTAGTTCATCATAGGTTTCCCATACGGATAAATCAAACTTACTTGGTTCCATCATCGTCTAGAAACCTCTCTATCTGATCGAACATATCTTGACTGCTCGATATAACTTGTGCTTCTTCTACAAACTCTTCAAAGTCTTCACCACTGGCATTTATAAGCAATAAAACAACACTTTGCAGGTGTTCCCATGCTTCATCAAACATGCCTTTATCTATGAAGTTAGACATCTCAGATAAGAAACCAAATAGGTTGAGACTAAACTTAGGGTTCAAGCGAACCATCCAGTCATACTCAACGCCAAAGTGATTCATGTATTCAAAAAGATTATCTGTTATGAAATTATCTTTCTTACACACGAACATACCTTCGTTGTCAGGCATCAACATTATTGAGCACCTGCTATCTTTTCTTTGAAGTAGTCTGAGCCGTGAATCCTGTAGAGCGAGTTGACATCTTCGCCTTCTGGGGCTTGGATAACAACAAGATTAGACAGTTCTCTGGAAAGGGACTTACCAAACTCATAGCCCGCATTATCTCCATCTGCGAAGAGGAAAACTTTATCGAAGTCAGCCAAGAGCCGAGTGTAGTGTTTCTTCCAGTTATTAACACCAGGAACACCAACTGCGGGAATGTTACAAACCATGTCCAAAGTAATGGTGTCGATTTCACCTTCACAAATGCAAATGTATGACGATGCACGGAAAAACGCTCCCACGTTATACAAGTGTGTCGTAGCCCCAGCCAGACCCATGTATTTTGGTTCTTCGTGTCCAATACTTCTGAATCGTATGTCAACCACACCTGACTTTGTAAGGTAAGGGATAGCGAGCCGATTCGTATACGCTTCATGACCAGTTAGCGGGTCTAAGACGACGCCCAAGCGAGCCTTCTGCGCTGCTTCCAGAGTGATTCCCCGTTCTGCGAGGTATTCCTCCGCTTCGTGTAGTGCGCTGTGGTAATACTTTGCCGCTCTCATTAAAGATTCTTTTTGCGATGCTGACTGCTTCACGAAACTCCACCCCTTCTTTAGCCATAATTATAGCATACCCATCACCCTTGATCTGACATGCAAAGCAACAGAAAGCGTTGTCATCTCTCGTCGCTGAGGCACTGTTGTGCCTATCGTCATGGAAGGGACACTTCATTGAGAACCACCCACGTCGTGTTGGTACACGGGCGCCGTAGTGCTCTAAAATCACTGATATATCAGGCTTTTCGCTCACTAAACTCACCTCTGACGACTTGAGCAGCACGGTAATAAGTCTTGGCACGGACAGCAGTATCATTAAAGTTGTACTCATCACTTATCATTGCATAAGTAGCCTGTCGCTCTAGTTCAAGAGCCAACTGCTCTCGTAATTCTTGCTCAGTCATTCCATCGCCTTTCGTAAGAGTTCTACCCACACTGACACTGGAAGCGTAGCATACCAGTCAGCAGGGTTGCCTTTACCCTTACGTTTATGAATGACAACTCCCGTCCATGCTTTGGAGTTTTTAGTTTCAACTTCTAATTCTGCTAACCAACCAGCCAAGTCTAACTTGGCATGGTTCTTAATTTCAATACAGACACCATTGATGCCTGAGATGTCACCTTTATCTAAAGTGGCTCCCGCAAGCCGTCTTTCTGCGTACGGGAACCACTCTTGTAGATATTTAACTACGTCTCGTTCTGCTTGCGAACCCTTAATCTTGGACTTGCTTGACATTAGTACCAGCCGTTCCTTTGCCAGAAGGCATACGCCTTCGTAGGGGTATCGTAACGGTGGATAATGTACTTAATCCCCATATTCACTTGGTATTCAATTGTAGAGCCTTTAGGCGTACCCAATACTTGGGCTATGCCGTAGGCAGATGAGTGAGGGTTCTTGGCTTTCCAGTTCCAAGCAGATTCCTTACCCCATAACTTCGCAAGTGCTGACCATTCACGATCAGGATTGCGAAACATTTTATTCACTTTTTCTTTTGCGTATGTCTTTGCATACAATACTGGACTTGCCATAACGGCTTCTCTGTCAGAGATTTTTCTGACTAAAGATTCCGTATGGGTCGTCTTGATGAGCCACGCACCCACACCGTGGGGCATAGTTGCCACAAATATTGCAATCGCGGACATTATTGTTACTGTTGTCAGTTTCATCTTTACTCCTCAATGGGCGCGGTTGCCTGTGTTCCACAGTCAGCACACTCCATATCTAGAAAATACATCCCAATGGTGTTGTCTTCTGCGAAGACTACCTTGAGATTCCATACGAAACTCCCACAGATGCACACCGTGGTTGGATTACCACGGATATCCATCGCCTTGTCATAACTCGGTTTGAGTTCTGAGATTGGTCTGGACACTAGGACCTATCTGGGATATCTGATACGTCCATGATTTCAGGGTTAAACTGTAACCAGTGAGCCGTACCCCCTGAAGGGTCTGCTTTGCCATATCGGTTCTTTACGGGCGCGACGGCTATATATCCTGGCGCGTCGGAACCTACCGTGCAAATCAGAGCAGGTAATTGTGCCACCATGCCCTGCAAAGCAGAACGTGGTTGGCAAGGATTACCCGCATACGACTCTTTGGTGTGATGTAGTACGAGAATAGCGGAATTGGTATCTCTTGCGAGATATTTCAATTCCTTGATTGTGGAGCGCATACCCGCAAACTCTTCTCCCCCATCGTTGGAGATGTCCATTAAGTTGTCTACAACGATAAGAGTTGGAGCACAGCCCCACAACTCTTCGAAGGCTAGCACCTCTTGGTCCACATCAGCCAGCGTTGGTGCTGACTCAAAGGACCAAAAGACATGCCCCGAAGAATCATTGATGATTTTCCGTGATTCGTCGACCTTTTCAACAAGCATCTGTTCTGCTTCTGTCTGGGTCTTGCCAGTAATCATGGAAAGTAGGCGCATAGCCATAGTATGCGCGTTTGTGTCGGCACTTACATACAACGTTGGTACATTTGTACGCAACGCTATCGCAAGCGCAAGTGTCGACTTACCAGCACCAGGGGTACCAGCAATCATCGACACTTCCGACCTGCGAAAGATTATCTTGTTGTTGTCAAGCGTACGAAACACCGAGGGTAGTGGTTCACCACCGATGTCCGCGCTACCAACAGCACGGGCAAGGGTTCTCATGTCTTAGAATGTACTCCATTCAGGCTCATTCCTGCGAAGGAATATTGCCTCACATTGATCGGGTGTTCCCTTTGGAGTTGGGCACATATATGCCTTCCAAGGACCCTTAGCACTAGAACCTTGACGCTTGGTCATAGGACCGTGCTTACAACCACGTCCTGTCGGAGCAGTTGATGGTGTTGATGTTTGTGGTACAGGTGATACAGGTGTTGCGCTAGGGAACTGTGCGCTCACATTAGCAACTGCCTGCTCAAATGATGGTGCTCCTTCGATAGAAGTAGCCATCGTAGTTAGTAGTGATTCAGCACCTTCAGGACCAAGCACATCTGAAAGATGTGTCTTGAAAGAAGCAAAGTCATCTCCTGCGATGACAAAGATTCTTCCATCAGGTAGTTTGCTGCTTACTTGGAAGGTGGCGTTAGCCATTATTCGTATCCTTTCGATTTATTTCCATTCATCCATTTGCAATAGGATAGCACACCGCAACGACCACAAGAGTTCATGTTTGGCAGGAACGTCTCGGTCTTACGCAAATTATCAAAGCCAGTCAGGATTTCTTCGACTCGCTCTGGTTGTAAATGTTCTAAATCCCACAAAGAAATACTACCAGAACGTGCATCCCAGAAGCCTGCCTTGTCGACAGTGATACCCTGCTTAGACAGTGCCCATGCATACACTGCTAGTTGGAGTGGGTGTCTCTGGGATGACGCTCCAGTTTTGATATCGACGAGGACCCTATTCCCGTCGTAATCAGTCAGCACACGGTCAATGGCTAGTTTGACTGTGGTGCCCCCTACAGAAATCTCATATTGTTTCTCAATGAAGTCTTCGAATACTGACCAGCCACGGTCAGGAGCCATGAACTGAGTCCAACGCTCAAACATCCATAGACCTTCGCCATACCACCATGACATATCTTCACGAGAGCGGAACTCCCATGTGTTCATGTCACCATGTAGTGCTTCATCTTCTTTAACTTGATCGAACCAGACTTTATTCCATAGTTCATCAATGTTGTTGGTGTCACCAAGTTCACCCTTGTCAAAGAGTTCTGTGGCTTTGTGGACAGCAGAACCACCTGTAAACCATACAGCGTGCTTCTCTGGAACGTTTTTTAATTTAGTTAAGTTGTACTTCCAACCACACTCTAACCAAGTGTTGAAAGAAGAATAGGATATATGTTTAGGTAATTCGCTCATTCCCAAACTGTATCACAGTTGGGGCAATCTTCGCAGTCTAAGTCGCACTCTTGCCAGCCCAGCCAGTCCCCTTGAAGTGAATCGGGTTTGCCGAAAATACTTTGAATAAAACGTTGCCACAATGACCGCATCGGATTTCCTTGTCATGGTTGAAGGGTAGATTGATTTCTTGAGTATCACCGCACGAACGGCATTCGTAGTCATACGTCGGCACTTCGTGCCTCCTTTCGGGATAGATGCCTGAACCCCAGATTCTAAGAAATGCCCCCCCTACCCCCCCAAAAAATTGAGGTGGCAAGGGGGCTGGGTCTGGCTTATGCCGTCACCCCGTCATCTGAAGTTTCTGCCCCACGGTTTCCCGTGAGAAAACTGTACCACATGAAAAACAACTATGTGGAGAAACAGAAAAAGACCCCCATTCCTAAGGGATTACCCTAGGTAGGGGGTCAAAGTGGCTAAAAACCGCCTTAGAAGCCCTTAAAAGGGCATTCTAGAGATTAGTTTGAGCCTCTGCCAAACTCGGATGCTGAAGGGTCAAGCCACTTCAATACAGGACCGAGGAAGCCCGTGAGGGCTGCTGTTCCAAGAACCTTGAGGTCTGTCTGACCAGCAAGGTACAAAGCGACAGCAGAAGCCGCCGCAGCACGGAACCAGGTAAGCGCTACTTGTTTGAACTGCTCCATTTAAGGTGCCTTTCGTTTAGGTTTATGAACAGGGCAGCAC